GACATCTCAGGAGAAAGCACTGAGGTACAAGGAATCTGCAATGCGGTATGGACTGATGCTGTACGCACTGCTTATCAAACTGCAGTAGATGCACAAGGAGTTTAACAATGGCTACATGGACTATCGCAAATCTTGAGCGTAACGTGGCAGACGGCGGTGTAACCGTTGCACACTGGCGTGTTACTGAATCTGAAACCGTAGGTACTGGTGACGACGCTGTTACCTACACTGCATCATCATACGGCACTTGTTCATTTACACCTGACCCTGATGCTGATGACTTTGTTGCTTACGACAGTCTGACAGAAGCTACTGTATTGGGCTGGGTACACGCAGAGGTAGACCAGAGTGCTACTGAAGCGGCACTGACGGCTAACATTGCAGAGCAGAAGACACCAACATCTGCTGATGGTATGCCTTGGTAGAAACTTTAGTACTCTACTTAGTACTAGAAGGAGGTACTTCAGCATACGTAGGCAAACGAGTTGTTTACCACACAGTATGTGAATACAAGGAGGTAGACTCAGACTCAGACAAACGCTACCGATGGTATGTCCAAGGCATATATAGTTGTCCAAAGTACGTAAGGTATAACGATGATTGATCCAGTAACAGCTATAGCCGCAGCATCTAAAGCCTTTGCGATGACTAAAGCATTTGTTGAAGCTGGACGTTCTGCAGAGGACACGCTAGGACAAGTAGCTAAATGGTACGGTGCAGCTAGTGACGTACTGTTTGACGAGTCGAAAAAAAGCAACCCAAATCCTTTTAAGAAGATGGTGTTTGCTAAGTCTGCCGAAGCTGAAGCACTAGAGGCTTTTGCAAGAAAGAAGAAGATAGAAGCTCAACGCAAAGAACTACACAGTATCATAGGCATGGCTTATGGTAACCAAGGTTTGAAAGAGTTGAGAGACATCAAGAAACAAGTAATAAAACAAAGGCAGGACGCTGTTTACCGACAGCAAGAAATGAAGGAACAAATACTAGGCACATTGTTAGCTTTTGTTGGCTTAGGTATCGTAGCGGTTTTAGTAATATTCATTGCAGGTGGTTTTAAATGACAAAAACAGAAGAACTGTTAGCACGTATTGAAGGCCACGAACGAGAGTGTGCTGTGCGTTACGAGATGATTAACAAGCAGCTGGACGAAGGTGCTAAAAGGTTTGACAAGCTGGAGCGTATGGTTCTGTCTATCTACCCTTTCATTATTGCTAGTATTGTTGTTGCGGAGTACTTTAGATGATAGAGGCACTCATAGGGCCTGTTACAGGGCTTCTAGACAAGTTTATACAGGACAAGGACCAGAAGGCTAAGCTGGCCCACGAAGTCGCTACAATGGCTCAGAGACACGCTCAGGAGCTTGCTAAAGCACAGCTAGAAGTAAACAAAGTAGAAGCAGCACACAAGTCTTTGTTTGTTTCTGGTTGGAGACCTGCTGTTGGCTGGTGTTGTGTCTTGGGTATGACTGGTAATTTTATGGTTATACCTTTTACCAATTTTGTACTAGCTCTGTTGGCTGTTGAAGTTACTATACCGCTCATTGACCTAGAGACTATGATGCCTGTACTAATGGGTATGCTTGGTCTTGGCGCTATGCGCTCTTATGAAAAAACCAAGGGCGTATCGAGGGAAAAGTAAATGTCAAGACTAGATGATCGAACTTCTAGAGAAATAGACTACAGAGCGCTTTTCAATGAAATGTATCGCGTTCGAGACACTGCTGGCGGTGCTGGTGGCAGAGCTAGAGCTACGCTTGAAGATTATATTGCGGCTATACGTAATTATATAGGAAGAGAGCTAACAGAAGAAGAGCAAGCTGAGGCTCAAAGACGTTACAACCAACAAACAATAGGTCGAATTAGGGAGCGGCTTCCGGGTTATCGTGGGGACAATAGAGAAGAAGCCCAAGAGTTGCTTGATGTTTTGGCTGAAATTGCTGAAACAGGAGAAGTGCCTGAAGGCATAGACCCTAGAATTATAGACATTCTTGACGGCTTAGATCCAACTGATGCTGACGACTACCACGACATTGTAGATGTTGTTGTTGATATCTTAGGATCAGGCACTGGTGAAATTAATGACTGGCTTGATGAAAATTATCCAGAGCCTGAACCTGAGCCTGAACTTGAAGGACCGCCTGAAGAACTTCCTACAGAACTAGAAGAGGAACTTTTTGAGCCTGAAGAAATTGAACCAGAAGAACAAGAAGAGCCAGAGTTTCCTGAACCTGAAATAGAACTTGAACCTTTACCAGAACCTGAACCTGAAGAAGAACAAGAAGAAGGCGGCGGTGGCGCTGAAGCTACTCCTGAAACAGAAGGAGAGCCATCTGAGCAGACTGAAGCAGAAGCTGAATCTGAAGCTACTGAAGTAGTAGACATTACTCAAGAAGATACAGTAGAAGACGCTGACTCTGAGTTAGCTGATACTGTTCCTGCAGAAGGCGGTCTTGAAACAGAAACTGAAGAAGTAGGCGAAGACGAAATATCTGTAGAAGAAGAAGTAAGTTTTGAAGAAGATGATCTTGTAAGAGGGCAACTTGAAGAAGCTATTGTCAGAGAAACTGATCCAGAAGTTAGAGAAGGTTTAATTAGAGAGTGGGAACGCTATACAGGTCGTGAGTGGACTACAGAAGTTGAAGAAGCGGCTCAAGATAGGTATGAAGAAGCGGCTGAACAAGAAGAAGAAGCAGAAGAAGAAGACTCTGACCTTCCTTCGTTAATAGACACTGGTCCTGAGTTAGGCGCAGAAGACGTAGCAGAAGAAGCTGAAACAAGAGAAGAAACAGAAATCCCTACTTTTGATCTTCCTGATGTGAGAGTAGAGTTGCCTCCTATTCAACCACCAGTAGAGCCACCTGTAGAGCCACCTGTAGAGCCACCAATAGAGATTCCAGTAGAGACTCCAGTAGAGACTCCAGTAGAGACTCCAGTAGAGACTCCAGTAGAGACTCCAGTAGAGACTCCAGTAGAGACTCCAGTAGAGACTCCAGTAGAGACTCCAGTAGAGACTCCAGTAGAGCCACCTGTAGAGCCACCTGTAGAGCCTGATCCAATTGAAGAAGCTATTGAAGAAGTTACACAAGAAGCAGAAGAAACTATTGAGGAAATAACACAACCTGCAGAAGAAGCTGAAACTGCTCCAGAAGAAGCAGGAGCAGAACAACCTTCAGAAGAACCAGCAACAGGTGAAGACCAAGCAGGTGACGAAGGGGTTGGTGAAGGAACAGGTACTGGCGAAGGAGAAGGTACTGGAGACGGAACGGGGGATGGTGATGGTGACGGAGACGGTACTGGTTTAGGCGGAGGTATGCTTGCGGCATCTCCTCTTGAACTCGATGGCGTGTCTCAATATGGTATTGCATATCAAACACCTCAGATTCGTCAAATTGTTGTGCCTAAGAAAGATTATGTAGCAGAACTAGATGCTCTTATTGAAAGAAGCTTGTTTGGAAGAATGATATGACCTATTTAAACATAGTAAACAACGTCCTACGAAGGATGCGAGAAGAAGAAGTTACTTCCGTACAAAGCAGCACTTATTCTAAAATGGTAGGTGACTTTGTTAACGACGCAAAGCGTATGGTAGAGGACGCATGGGACTGGTCAGCACTTCGGACTACCCTAACAATTACTACTACTGCTGACGTTTTTAATTACGTACTAACAGGTAGTCAGAATAGAATCAAAGCACTTAACGTAATCAACGACACAGCTAACTTGTTTATGGAGTACAAGACAGCTACGTTTTTTGACGAGGCTTACTTAATCTCAGACCCACGTACAGGCGCACCTACGTACTATACGTATAACGGTGTTGACAGCAGCGGTGACACGCAGATTGATATTTACCCAACACCAGACAAAGCGTACACCATTCGTTTTAACTGTGTTAAACGTGCTGCTGACTTGTCTGCCGATGACGACACAATGGACATCCCTGCAATGCCAGTGATTCACTTGGCTATTGCTTTGTTGGCCCGTGAGCGTGGAGAAACAGGTGGTACGTCTGCTCCTGAGTACTTCAGTATTGCTGATAAGTACTTGTCTGACGCTATTGCACTAGACGCTCAAAAGCACCCAGAAGAAGTAATCTTCTATACGCCGTGAGGTAGCTATGGCTCAACAATTACAAAGCATTAATCTTGTTGCACCAGCTTTCAAAGGAATCAACACAGAAGATTCTCCGTTGGCTCAAGACCCTTCGTTTGCAGACATTGCTGACAACGCAGTGATTGACAAGCGTGGTCGTATTGCGTCACGTAAAGGCTACAGTGTTATTACAACAGACAAGACTGAACTAGGTTCTGCAAAAATTAGAGCAATCAAAGAGTTTGAAGACAACGCTGGCAACACTACAGTATTTTCTGTTGGTAACAACAAGATCCTCAGCGGTACTACAACACTTGTTGATGAAACACCTGCGTCAGTTACGATTACTTCTGACAACTGGAAGATGGTCAACTTCAACGACAAGATTTACTTCTTTCAACGCAGTAACGAACCATTGGTCTATGACGCTACAGGAGGCTCTGTAGTCAAGTTGAGCAGCGTTTCTGGTGCTGCTGGTGTTACATCTGCTATGTACGGTAATGAGGTTCTAGCGGCTTATGGACGGCTCTGGACAGCAGATGTTAACAACGACAAGTCCACAGTGTACTGGTCTGACTTGTTGATAGGACATGACTGGTCTGGCGGTACTAGCGGGTCTATTGACATATCTAAAGTTTGGCCTGACGGGTACGACGAGATTGTAGCATTAGCAGCACACAATGGTCTGCTGATTATCTTTGGTAAGCACAGCATTGTGGTGTACCAAGGCGCTGAAGCTCCGGCAACTATGGCGTTGTCAGACACGGTAGCAGGAGTAGGTTGTGTAGACAGAGACACTGTGCAGTACACTGGTACGGACGTGTTGTTCTTGTCACATACTGGGCTTAAGAGCTTTGGCAGAACAATACAAGAAAAGTCAATGCCTATTACAAGTTTGTCAAGCACTATTTCTAAAGACATTATTAGTTTGCTGCAGAATGAAACAGAGTTTTTTCGTTCAGTGTACAGTCCAGAAGAAGGCTTTTACTTGTTGACTTTCACGGCTCAAGACATAACCTTCTGCTTCGACGTTCGAGGAACATTAGAAAACGGAGCTTACCGTGTAACACGCTGGCCCGGTACAGGCTTTACAGCTTACGGTAGAAAGGACGACGGTACGCTCTTGATTGGCAACGGTGATGGCATAGGTGAGTACTCAGGTTTTAGAGACAACGGTGAGAAGTACCGTTTTAAATACTACAGCCCCGGCTTGACCTTTGGTGATCCTTCAAGACTTAAGATACTTAAGAAGCTACGACCTACAATTGTTGGTGCTAACAGTGCTATTATGTTTCTTAAGTGGGCGTATGACTTTGGTACGTTCTTTCAAACTTCAGAGTTTACTGTTGGTAATCAGGTAACAGGTTACTACAACGAAGATGAGTACAACGAGACAGCAGAGTTTACAGGTGGTGATCTTACGTCACGCCGTGGCATAAACACTACCGGAGGCGGTGGAGTTATAACAATTGGTTTGGAAGCAGACATAGACGGTTCAGGTTTGTCTCTCCAAGAGATTAACGTATTAGCACTAATGGGTAAAGTACTATGAGTAACTATACAAAGACCACTGACTTTGCCGCTAAAGACAGTCTACCTTCTGGGGACAGCGGTAAAATCATTAA